CCGACATCGGCCACTTTGCCGCAACCGTGTAGGACTCACGCATCCCCATCACCGCGACATACGATTTCCCACCCATGTTAGCCGCAAACGCTCTCACGACGCCGGACCCTCCCGTATCAGGCCAAATCTGATCGTCTGTCTCATACGGGTGGCAGTCCCAATGGTGATTGCACCGTTCCGCCGATGCGATGCCAGCCGGGAGTAACTCTCGCGTGGATCTGAGTGCCATCATGACCGACTCAGGGACGACATCCCAATACTGCTCAACGCCTCGAACGCCTGCGCTGCTGTGCAGCACGTATCCGGCCCCGCCAGCGATGAACGTCGCCGCCATCCCAATCGCTAGACGCGCAGGATCGGCATCGCTCTCTCCACTTGAGCCGGGTCCGATTGGCTCATTGTTCGTAAACGGCAGCACATGATCGTAGAACTGAGCCTCCCAGGGTTGTCGTTGTGGTCTGTAGAAGGCTTCCACCGTATCTGTCCGCCTGTCGAAATGTGGCGTGACAAGGTCTGCCCCAACCAGCCGACCATCGAAGAGCCGGTTGATCGACTCCTCGGCATTGCCTCCATCTGGACTCGATGGCGCGACGGGAATCTCGCTCACCTCATCCCAGAGTAACGTCAGTTCCCGGAGCGTCTCGTCATCGATCCCGTTGAGGTTCGACTCGTTTGCCACCTCCACAAACTGCACGGCATCTCGCTTGCCTTCCAGCCGCTCAGCCATTACCTCAACCCACGCCCGACGGTCAGCATGGTCTGGCATCATCACCTGGGCATCTGCGAACAACACGACCTGCGCGCGCATCCCTCTCTCGGCACACGCATCGAGCAGGGTATTCAAGACCTCGCCATAATCCGGCCACCTGGGATCGATGACTCGTCCTTCCCAGTAGGGTAACGAGCCCACCATCGACAGCACCCGAACGTAGTTCACGCCCCAGCCAGCTAGCCAGTCGAGTGTTTCTGACAGCATCGGCTGGTCGTGCTTCGCCGCCCACAGCCCCCACATCAGGGTCACGCCCCAGGCATTGAACGGTCCATCGTCATCCGCAAAGGCTCTGCCGTCGAGCCTGACATGGCCAGCAGGAAACGGAACAGGTTCAGGAACAACGACAGGCGGGTCCGGAATTAGCTCCGCAACCGGAGGCTCAAATACCGGAGGCTCTGGAAGTACCAGGTCTGGAGTCGATGTGCAACCGACCACCACCGCCAGGATGAGCAGTGCCCGTATCACCGACCGCTCCCGAGAAGGGGTCGGCCATCTGGAATGGCACCTCGCCACTCCGCTGTTGCCTCGTGCAGCGTGGGAAACCGATCGGGTTCAAAAAGGAGCCGCCTGAGAACATGACTGACGGTGTCGTCAGTGGCAGCCGTCCCAACGGTCATGAGATGCCGTTCTTGGATAGCCAGAATCAGAGGTGTCATCAGCGTCTCGACACAGCGTCTCGGCGTGCGTATCGACCCTCACATCTCACTACCCGCTGGACGCTTCAAGGTCTGTAATCCGCTTGGTCAATGCGGCGTTTTCATCAATCAGTTCCTGAATGGCCCACCATGAAATGGCGGCCTGGTTTTTTGGCGAGATGCCGATGTGATTCTTGGGTGTTCCGTCGTCCTTCAAGACAAACGGATTAAACCCAAGTCCAAATTCGGTGTAGAGATCCTGCGCGGACGGTCCCCCAAACCACACTGGGGTCTTTCCTTCAGGCAACCTGACGCTGTGATAGCGACCGTCCCGAATTCGCTGAATCCGCTGGCACACGCTCCCACCGTCAGACCCGCGTTCGATATCCTCCGCCGACTGCTGGTCCGTCACGAACAGATCCTTGATGGCTACCGGACCCCAGGTCTTATCTTCCGCATCGCTGGCATCTGTCCACACGCCAAACTGTGTCAGCACACCCGAAGTCGCGGCAGGTCCTGGAGTGTTCACACCATCCATCACGAGAAACGTAATCGAACTATCCATCTGTGCTTCATTAGAATCAGTCACATAAAAATAGATCCGATTGCATTGACGCTTTGTATCTCCATCGTCGTTTGAATAGAAAACAAGTTCGGCGACCCTAGTGGCATCAGTACCGCTCGCCTTGCTGTGGTAGAAATCGAGAGTCGGGCCTCTGGTATTGTTGGAGGAGACGAGGTTGCACACGTTGATACTCGTCGAGGTCACGTTTAGGATTTTTCCACTGTCGTCCCACGTCAACCCTGAGTCGCCTCCGAAACTCCCGCCATCATTGAACTGGACCTGCGTATCGCTCCCGCCTGGGCTTCCTGCGGACGCCGTTGCCCACTGGAGCGTGCCATCGGTGTTATTGATGGTAAGTAATTGATTCACGGAGCCGATCGCCGCTGGAAAGGTCAGGGTATAGGAACTTGAGACGGTAGTGGGCGCGTCGAGGCCGACATACTGCCCACCTGTATTGTCCTGCAGGCGCAAATCGTTTTCAGCCAGAATGTTGAGATGGCCGTTGACTTCAGCATTTCCCGTCGTCGTAATCGCAGACGTTCCGGCGCCAATCAGGACACGTCCTGATGCAAGCGTGGACGCGCCGGTACCCCCATACGCCACACCAACATCAGTGGCCTGCCACGTTCCAGTCGCCACCGTTCCCAGGACGGTAATCGCCGTGGAACTCCCGACATCGAGAGTTGTGGGATCGCCAGAGGCGTCACCAATAAGGATGACCCCATCTCCAAGCACTTCCGTGGCCGTGATGGCTGACGTACCGCTCCCGATCAACACACCACCATCCGTCAGAGAGGAGGCCCCAGTGCCTCCGTCGGTCACCGGAACATCCGTCCCGCCAGCCCGGTAAATGGCGTTGCCCTCAATCGAAACATTCCCTGCACTCGCTCTCGTCAGGGTGGTGTCGCTCGCATGGCCTAATTCAATCCCTGTAAATTGCGGACTATCGCCCGTTCCGACACCAACACTCGTCCGAAGGGTCGCCCCGCTCTCTGCCACAGGATCGCCCGAGCCATCCCCGACAATCATCTCGCTGTCGGCCAAGACGGCCATCGGGGTAATTGCACTGCTCCCGCTGCCCAGTAACACTCCACCGTCGGTGAGCGAGGACACGCCAGTCCCCCCATCGGTGACGGGTACATCCGTGCCCCCGGCGCGGTAGATCGCGTTCCCCTCAATGGACACATTCCCTGAGCTTGCGCGAGTCAGGGTCGTATCACTCGCATGGCCGAGATTAAGGGCGGTGAACTGAGGGCTGTCGCCTGTGCCCACCCCAATACTCGTCCGCAAGGTCGCACCACTTTCAGCCACCGGGTCCGTCGATCCATCGCCGACAATCATTTCGCTATCAGCGAGGACAGACATCGCTGTCACGGCCGAAGTGCCACTCCCGAGGAGAACTCCCCCATCGGTGAGCGAGGTGGCTCCCGTGCCACCCTTGGAGACCCCCACCGCACTACTCAGATTGGACGGGTCAATGTAGTAGGTACCGGTTTGTCCGTCGAGTTTATCGGCGTCGAGGTTGGAGACCACCGCCGCCCCGGCGACCACGGCAAACGGCGCATTCGTACTGCGACTGAAGGTATGCAGACCCGTGATGGTGTAGGCGTTCTCCTCGGTGACGAGGGTATTCCCACTCAGATCCGAATCAGTATTCGCAACTTCAATATCAGCCATGCCTATGCCTCGATATAGACCAGTGCCCCATCAACCGACTGGCCTCCGCTAAGTTCCATATTCAGCAGCGTAGCATCGGAGGTTTCAAACCAGCCCACGGGATTAAACGGCAGCACGATGGTCTGCCCTGCTGTCGGTCCCATCTGTCCAGTCAACGCCGTGCCATCGGCCCCGTCCTCGAACCGGATGGTCACGGCCGTTCCGGTCATGGTGACGAAGATGGCCAGCACGCGAATCTTCTTCGCCGTCACAGCGGCGACCAGCGTATTGTTCCCACTCGTCGCTCCGTCAATCACGGCGCGTTTAATCAGCTGGGTGTCGCGTCCGTCCTGAAAGTCTTCCTGAATCCACGCCATCAGGTACTCCTATTCTGTGTGACCATACCGATATTCATAGCCCGGCGGTCGATCCCGATTAAAGCGGGCCATCCCCTGGATGACCGGACCAAAAATCTTCATTCCGACCTGCACAATCGAGACGACCTCATCGTCTTTTCCGATCTTGAATATCTCGGCCGCAAACTGCGCCACCGCAATCGCCGCCATGTCGGTATACGCAAAGGTCCCAGACGCCGTAATATCGTCGGCGGCCTTGAGTCCGTAATACCGCACGGTATGCGTGGCATCAGGAAGCGGTGACCAATAGATGCTG